TGTTTTGAGATACAGACGAGTAATTTCGTCCATAGGTCTCCGACGATTCAGTATATGTTCCGGAGAGTCAGCATTGTAAGCCAGCAACAAACTTTCGCTGCCTGCCAAATAAGACTGTTCGATGACCTGTATGGATTCCAACAATTTTGTTTGCAATCGGTTCAACTGATTTTCAAAATTGTCAAATTGTTGCTCAATGTTGTGAACAATTTTTTTCAGTTCATGACGATGCTGATCGTAGTGTGAGTCAGGGTGCTGTGTTGGGAATACCACAGCATCAAGTTCGGACACAGCCTGAGTTTTAATCACCTCACTGGTCAACGAATCCACAATGTTTTTGTAATGTATGAGATCGCTGAGTTTCATTCAAATTCAAACAAACTGGTAAAAGTGTTGGAAGTGTTGGTACTGTCGGCTAAGTTCCAGCCCAACACGCCCAGCAAGTTATCGACTTTTTGATCCACAACTGTGGCTTCCATTTGACTGTCATCAAAAGGCAATTCTTTGAACCACTTGGGCAAATGCAATTCATCAGTGGGGTAGCCCACACTGGTATAACCCAGTGGGTTGGATTTGAGCTTGCACACAATGGTTTTCATGCCATCCACAATGTTCATACTGTAATTGTCGCCGTGCATTTTTTTCAATGCATTCCAATTCAACGCCGCCCGCACATGACCGGGCATGTTGGCTTTGCCCAAACGATCTTCTTCTTTGCCGTAGCGAGTTAAATTGTTGACACGTTTGGGACTGCCTTTTTCCCAAGCTGGACGATTGGTGAAATCCAATTTAAATTCTTTGATTCGATCAACAATCTCTTGTCGTTCAGCGCCATTGAGCACTCGTTCCAGCAAAGACCAAAGAAAGTCTTGAATGACCTTGGGAGTGTCAGATCGTTTTAGATCCAGCCCCATGGCCTTGATTTTGCCCGACTGACCAGCAGTGTCTTGTCTCTTGCCTTCTTTGTCGTAGATATTGACAGCATAGCGTTTTTTGGTAATAAACAAACTGCGATCAGCCACCAGCTCTCGGCCACCTTTGATCAACGCTCCCATGTCTCGGGGACAGTGAAATGCACCTTCCATGAAAGCAGGAAAACTGTCGTTGACTTGTTCAGCAATGGAATCATAAAGTTTCACGCAAATATCTTTGTTCCATTCCATCTGTCCTGATTCCACATCTTTTTTCAACACAGGCCAAGCACTGAAGTACACAGAATCTGTGTCACCATAGATCACAGCATCGCCCACGTGATCGTACCGCCCAGTGATACACTCGTTGACAAAGGAATCCATGTGCTTGGCAATGCTTCTTCCGGTCAAAGTGGTGGACTGACCAATCCTTTTATCAAAGAAACGACAGCCAGGATTAAGAATAGCACCATATAGGCTATTAAGATTAATCTTCTTGACGAGTTGCCTTTTGTCCCAAAATTCTTGTTCATGTTTGTCTGTAGATTGTTTAAGTTTAGCCTGTAACTCTTTTCGTTCTCGATACCACCGTGCCAACAGTCCTGGTACCACACCTTCTTTTTCGTAGGTAAAAATAGTACCATTGGCACTGAGAATCCACGGACGATTAGAGTCAAATATCATCTGCCATACTTCAGCAGCCGAGTGCAAAGATTCCTCTCCGCCTTCCCAATCAACAACGATTTCTGTGCCACGTTGTCTTTCCATCACAGCAGAATATTCCAATGTGGCAAACAAACCTTCCCATGCTGCTGCAAAGCTCATGCCTGATTCTGTGCGTTCACGAATCAGTTGATCGGTCATCGTGGATCGGAGTTGGCCAACAATGGTTTCTGGGGCCATATTGAGGGATCTAATAGCCGAGGGATACAGCGAGTTGATGTCGATGGCACCGACCCATTCGTGGATTCCCTTTTTGGGGTAAGCAACATAGGCACCTGCGGCTTGTGTGTCTTCATCTGAGATTCTCTCTTTACGGTTAGGTACTACTAATCCACGTTCGTGGGCTTCGTTGATAATAGCTTGCTCGGTAACTGCCACTGCACCCATGGTGGTTTGCAGCAACACAGTATTGGCGTGGGCCAGTTCGTTGGCCAAATCCAAAAAACGCAGCTTCTTGTCCATTTTGGACAACAGCATGGTATCTTGTCGATTGTATTCTACAAATGTTCGAAAATTTTGATTGTACAGTTGATCCAGTGTGCCTTCAAAGGCTGTTTTTCTTTCGCCTAGTTCATGCTCGCCAATGGCATCGAGACTGTAGCTGTGACGTTCTTCATAGGTGTATTTTCGATACAGTTGCATGTAATCGAGATGCACTCGCCCTACAAGATCAAATGTGATCTGTTCGGCACCAAATCTTTCAAAGGTGCGTTGTTTGGGCAGTTGCCCCCACAAACAAAAGCGTCGGGTGTCGTCTTTGCTCAGTACCCGCGTAATGCGTTGCACGGTGTAAGGAATATCAAAGCCTTCGGAGTTCCAACCCGACAGTACATCTGCATCATCAATGAGATCCAAAAAGGTATTCAACAAATCTTCTTCGCGTTCAAAAATAAACACATTGTCAAATTCCTTTGTGTGATCACGAGCAGTTTCTTGCGTCATGTGTCTAGGTGGCACTACCAAAGTGATCAGTTGATCCAGCCAATCTAAATACATTGAAATTGCTGTGATGGCATTGAACGGATCTTCTGGACGACTGAACCCGCGCACTGGGTCAAAATCTACCTCAATGTCAAAGAAACATGTTTGTAGACGCGGTGCATTTTGATCTTTGTAGTTTTCTTCAAGACAACGAAAAATAGGATTAATGTCTGATTCGTAGATCTTTTTGCCTGACTGAATCCTCAACTCTTTACGAAACTCTTTGTTGTTACGTGTGCTGAATCTTGACACAGGGTTTCCGTAGATGGAACGGAACTTTCCTCGAGGATCGTCATAGTAAAAAATATAATTGGCAGGATACTCTCGATATTGTCGAGCACCCTCACGACGTTCTACCACATGAATACGATCGCGTTCACGATCGAATAACGCATCAACATAACTCAAGTAACTTCTCCTGGCCGATTATGGACGGCTGACCTTTCTACATGCCCGTAAAGTGGGCGACTCTGCGTGTACTTATAATCGATAATTTTTAGTATCGGGCAAATGAGCCAAATTTTTTGAATACAAACCTCCATGTTTTTATATTAACCGCCGTATTTTTCGGTAAAGTGCTTTAATACTTTAGTATATAAAATTTGATCGGGTTCCAAAAAATGTTTCACTAATTGTTGATAAGGTTCATGGTACAATTTTTTAAGATAGTTGATTTTTTCTCGTACTTCTTTATGTTTTTCACGATTAACATAAAAAATATCTTTTTTAGTCACATGTAAGTCAATGCCTTGTTCTCGAAAAAAGTCATTGGTCAATGCGTTTCCATCTAGCACCTCTGGAGCTTGTGGATACGGATTCCATTTGGTAATTGTAGCATCCAGTGGAATCCAATGTATAGGTAACGAAATCAACGGGCCCAATGTCATATGTAAACTATAGGTGTGAGCATCAAATACCCCTGTAACCAACATTCTTTCGAATAAAGGGTCATTCCCCATAAATCTTTCTAAGAAATCAGGATTGTCAGTAAGATGAGTAGATAAGCCCTTGGTATGTCTGGCTTCGGGTTCAGTGATGTGTCCCCATAATACACATTGAGAAAGATTTATGTTGTTATCAAAAAGATTAAATTCTTTCCAACCAGCACGCTCACACAAAGTCCGAAACGTGGTAGATCCATTTTTAGGAACTCGAATATAAACATGCTGATTTTTGATATAACCGATCATTAAAGAGTTTTGCCCACAGTTTCGAGAATGGTTTCTAAAAGTTCGTGATCTTGCTTTTCGCGCCCAAATTCAGCTTTGTGAGCCAACCGAATGGCCTTTTTTAGAACATTGGGTTTGATCTCCAACTCTTCGGCCACTGCTTTGATGGTATCAGAAAGTCCGCCATTCAAAGTTTCAATTTCATGCATGACTTGCATGCCTTCGTTGATGATCTGGGTCAGTTTGGCTTTTTGTTCGCCGGTAAAGATTTTGCTGTTCATAGAACTCTCCTTTGATCAGCAATTATAAACAACTACTTGGAAAAAGTCAACGTGATTGAGAATCTATGTTGGATAAAATTATTGCACTGGGATCAAAATCTTCTGACCAATCCAGAGATTCTCTAATGCCCGATTTCATGATTTTGGCATACAACGGATCAGTTGGAGATATTCTTTGGCCGCCAATTCTTAATGCAGTGGGTCTGCTGCGTTTGCTAGGCCCTTTAGGCGCTGGAGGAGATTTTTTTGTAGATTTTTTTGTAGATTTTTTGGTCTGCTTGACTTTTGGTGCTGCTGCACTGGGCTGTTTTGGTGGCGATTTAGTTGCAGTTGATTTAGCAGTATGAACCAATCCAGTGGGAGTTTTACGAATGGTACCCCCGGAGCTGGATTTGGCAGGAGGTGTCAGTGCTTGACTTATTTGCGAAAAAACCTGCGATCCAACATCCTGCTGTGGTTCTTTTGCTGGTACTGTTGGGGCGGCTGTTGTAGGCTCAACCGTTGGCTCTTTTTTGGCAGTGGGTTCAGCGGGCTTGCTGATATCCGGAGCAGTACGGTAGACCTGCTGGCTCCACGGACTTGGGCCTGGCGATGCCGTACCAACATTGGATTGTGCCACTGGCACAGCAGTGGATTGTGCGGCTGGCGATGCTGATGTTCGATGTGGCTGCAACAACGGATGAGTGAGCACAGGTGCACCACCAGCTGTGTAAGATGATGTAGAATAGGCCGGCTTGGCTGCGTAAGCACTGGTTGAAGGGGTAGTACTGGCACCGGGTGCCAGTTTTTTAATCTGAGCAATGGCTCGATGTTTAGAAACATGTGCCCGGGACGAGTCTTCAATGTCGTGCAAGGCCTGTTTGGCTATGCTGGGCAACAATGAATAATGAGTGGGCCACGGCAGCGCCTCATACAAATCACTGTATGCTGATTCCAAGATCATTCTTGCTATACGTATTTTTTCTTGGCGACTTTCGTTTCTCTGTTGGGGCACAGCGGGCGGCACAGCAGGCGCCGGTGCCACAGCCGGCGCTGCTGGTTTGGCAGCTTCGATTTGATCGACTTTGTCTTTGAGCTGCTCAACCTGTGAATTTAAGTCAGCAATGGCTGAATTCTGTAGCTGTTCGTTTTTTTCGCTTTGATCAAACGCCTGTTGATACATTTTCAACAGTGCAGTTTCCGGATCCAAATTGGGATACCGAACTTTGGCATACAGCAATTCACGTTCAAATTCTGGATCGCTCCAGGATTTATGACCGTTGTCATTGCTGGATTTTTCCGAATGAGATTTTTTTCTTTCGGTGAAAAGATCGCTCACAATCATTATGCTTCTTCTACGTAATCAGCGTTGCTGCTTTGACTGCCACGGGCTCTGTGAGCTCGATATAACTCACTGGCTGTGACAGCATCATCTAAACTTTTAAATTTGGTTGGCAGAGACTTTTTTCCATGGCGAATTTCAAATCCGCGCCCAGTGTCTCCAAAAATTTCTAATACTGCTCCATCTTCCATGGTCACAGTTTGCACAGACGATTCTGGCATCACAGGATTGGTCACCGGAGTTGATGTTGGCTCAGTGCCTCCGGGTTCCATTTCTGTGGGATCTTCATTGACTTCCAGCTCATCCAGCGCATCTTTGGCTCGATCCAACAGTTTCTCATGTGTTTCGTGGCGGGCAGCAAGCATGTCAAGGTATTGTCCAAGATTTTTTTTGACCTTGGACAGCATGTCTTCTTCTACGTTCTTGATGGCTTCTTCCAGCGGAGTTTGAGCCACATCCATTTGCACATCATCCCCTACCATGTAACGCCGCATGGGATGCTCGGGGTCTTTGGGAGAACCCAGAACTGAAATCTTCTTGGGACGAAACAATGCTGGCAGTTGTGGAACTTCTTTCTGTTGAGCATTTTGACTGCCGCGCACTGTGGCCGGAGTGATCTGACCTTCGATCACTGCAAGTTTTTCAAGTATGCGTGCAATATCAAAACTCATGCTCGTTGATCTTTCAAATAGCTTCGCAGTTGCCATCCCCATTTGCCATGTGCATCAATGCGTTCAGCAATGAAATTGGCAATGCCTTGCTGATTTTCTGCTTCGGCGTCGGCAAACACAGAATTCAATAGACCAAGCATTTCTGTGTTGTCTTGAAGTAATTCTTCCAACATCAGTCGAGCACGTGGAACTTTGGTTTGTCCGGCAATTTTGCTGAGTTCCATGAATCTTTCAAAACTGCCTGGACTGTATTCATCCAGTGTGCGAATATATTCAGCTGTGGGATCAATGGCTCCGCTGACATCGTCATAGATCATGGAGAAAAAACCATGAAGCTCGCTGAAGTCAGGTCCCTCAACATTCCAATGAAAATATTGAGTTTTAATGACAAAAGCGTATTCAGTTGCTAATAGAATTTTTAAACTGTCTGCGAGCACTTTGATTCACCTTGGGTTGTTCAGTAGTGTATTTACCACCGGGCACATTCTCTGTGGTTCTTCGCTGCATTCCCATGGGCTGACTGAGCACAGCAACATCACCAGAACCAGTGGCAGAAACAGATGCATCTTCCATGATATCACGAATTTTCATTGGGTATCCTTAGTATATTTGGTTGTTTTATTGCTGTGCCCTCAGGGCCGTACGCCACACGCATGTTACGAACTGAAAGTTTTCCAGCATTGGAAGGAATCAATTCGTATTCAATTTGATATTCGCCGGGTGGTGCGCAGATTGCAATGTTTTCTTCAAGATACTCGTTGTGCCAAATCCAAGTTCTTTCGGTGAAGAGTTCATCATTGACCCAGACTCTGTAAGTGGGCGGCCTTAGATGCCACTCGCAGTAAACATCAGACAGCACATTGACAAACACCGGGGCCATGTTGTTCAACGCAGGGTCTTTTTACGACATTCCACTGATTCGTTGATTTTCGAAAAAGAAAATAAACTTTTGCCTTTGCGATAGCAGGCATTCATTTTCTCGGCCAAATACCGATTGGAGTAAACTGATCCAGCGCAGTGCGGGCATGCATTGGGATCCGGGGCACTTTCCAGCATTGATTGATCTTTGATGTCATCAACACGACAGGTTTTTTTCTTGATAGAAAAGTTGGCCTTTTGTGATGGAAACTTGGTCAACAAGTGCACCAGTTCTCTTTGCGCATCACGAATGGATTCGTATTCTGACACTGCTTGATCGCGAATATAAAGAATATAGGTGTGTTTGTTTTCAGGGCCCAGGGATTCCATGGCTGGTGCTGTGGCTGGTACTTTGGATGCCGTTGTGGCTGGTGCTTTAGCCGGTGCTGGTGCAGTGGCGCCTAGCTTTTTAAGAATGCCGGGCAGTTGACTACCTTGGTCGGTCATGCGATAATTCAATGTGGCTTGATTGCCTTGAACATTGCCCACTGTGACAGGAGCACCAGTGGAGGGTTTCCATTTGATTTCATTGCCTTGTATCTCCACTGGATCATACCCATAGGCCTGAGCAATTTGTTGTAGTCGCCCTGGTTCGGCATCGGCTCCACGCAGAATATACGCAGTGGTTGTGGGCGCGGCCTTGGTCACATCTTCGCGAACGCCCGCAGTATGAGCCACATGAAAATCTTGGTGGTTTTTGAACATCTTGGTCATTAGATATTTTTGAGCTTGTTCTTTTGTTTCGAAACTGGGAGTGTTTAACACCGGATTGCCCGATTTTCGATATACAATATGCCACCCGGACAATGGCTCGTCAAATCTGTGCTCCACTTGTAAATCTCCTGTTTTTGTCGAACTTTCTTTGACTTTATTGCCCCAGTTGGCAGCGCCCTTTTTACGGCACTGCACCAGCGCACCACTGGCATAAGCACTGGGCCACACTTTATAACGGCTTTTGACTTTGCGATAGCAAGCATCTTGCTTTTCGTCCAAGGGAAATGGCACACGTTCAATGGGCAAATCTGTGAATCCGCCGCGGTTGTATGCGTCTACCAATGCTTGCGCCAAATCTGGACTGCTGGTGGTGGACACTTGAACACGTTGGCCGTCTTTGGTAATACCAATTATGTGTGTGGTTACGCCAATTTTGGATTGGCTGGTTTCAAAGTGATCAAATGGTTGTTGATCCCGGGGGTCACTGACGCCTGCATGCCAGACACGTTTTTTCACTGGATCATACACAGGAACTTCGATGTCGGGATTATGCTCATATTTTGATGTTTTTACTGTGCGGCCCAGTGTGGGCACAAACTTCTGTCCAAATCGTCCTTTGATAACTTCGCCTTCTGCCACACCGTTGTCTTTTTGTGCAAATCTGGGATTATAAAACTCACCGTAGATCTTCCAACGATAACCGCCTTCGGGATCGATTTCAACTTTTTCTACTATGACACTATAACCTTGATCATCTAGCCAGGCCTGGGCATCTTCTAGTCGTTGACTCAATGAAAGATGACTTACATCATCTTCAGGTGCCCAATCGGGTCCTACTATATCTATCATTTGATCATCAGTATACCAACGTGCTGCTCCATCTCCGGAACTTCCAAAAGGGACGAACTCGGTTAATTGATCTTCTGCCACACCTTGTTTTTTGGCGGGCGGATAATATGTTACATCAACAACTTTGGTTCCTGATCCATCACTGTTCATTCTGAAATTGTATTCGACCCAATCACCTGGATTGTGTGTGAGAAAATACTTGATCACTTCAGGATCTCTGCGAATTTTTTCCGCCATTGGGCCTAGCATCTGTATCATTTTTTCTTGAATTTTACTTTGGCCTGGCTTGGTAACTGCCTGTTTGCCTGACTTGATAGTGTTCCAGTTTAATTTAGCAAACTCTGGGTCATACCATTGTTGCACTAGTTTGGGGTTGTTGAGCAATGGATCATTCATGTATTTACGTACCCCTGGACCTAAATAATGTAGCATGGCTTGTTTTCTGTCGTTGATTCTCAGTGGATCATTGGGATCGGGATCTTTACTACTGACTAGACCTGCAATATTGGTAATAATCACTGCTTCATCAATGCCGCCGTCGCCCTGTTGAAAACTGCTAGGATCAACTGCAATTTTGGTCACACTACCACCCTTGCCTTGACCTGCCAGGGCCTGTTGAACAAAACTGGTGGCTTTTTCACCGTCGGGACTCATGTATGTGCCAATGTTGGCTGCACTTCCGGCTTTTCTCAATATAGGATAGGGCTTGCCCACACTGGCCTTTAATTGTTTTAATCTGTCAGGTGACAGTATTGGTTCACCTCGATAAAACATATATGGTTGATTTAAGTCTTCCGCCACATCTTGTTTATCAAAATGTTTTTTTGCATTGGGCATAAATTTGTTAATAGATTTAAGAGTGAGTGGTCCTAATATACCATCAATATCTAAATTAGCACCAAACTTATCATTTAACATTTTTTGTATTCTGCGAATTGCTTCTTGATTTTTGTTCGAACCTTCAGCTATACCCGGGTCAACGCTTTCATCAAGTTCGTCGCCGCTGAATTCCATGAAGTCATATGGCCCCCATTTTTTTCCTGTACGACTGTCTATGGTTTCGTCGTCGCTGCCGTATCGATAATAGTCATCACTGAAAATCACCACACCGTCATAGTTTGCATTGTAATCTATGTGAAACTTGCGAGTAACGCCGTCTGGGCATACAATACCACGCTCTAGTAATCGTTCCACATCTTCTTGGCTTTTGATACTGTTTTCTATGTTGCCAGTGTCATAGAGCCCGTTATACCAAGCACTGGCCAGTTCTTGAAAATAGTTGCCCCCTCCAAAGCCCGGGCTTGGTGCAAGCTCCTTTAAGGTGCCTTCTGCCGCTGCTTGGCTGGTTTTCTTTTTGGTGGCAACATTGATTGCTGAACCGTGACGTTCAGGATTGGGGTCTTCTCTACGCTTACGGGCTGCTGCGCTGGCACGACCTTTTTTACCTAGTGCGTGTGCTTTGGCTTGAGGCAAGCACTTGGGCTTGCCTTCACTGTCATCACCACGAGCACAGGCACCGCGAATCTTGCCATCAGGGCCAAATCTAACCCATTTTTCTTTGAACCAATCTCGAAGGTTTTCAACAACATCTTGTTCGCCCAAAATGTCAGCTGGACTTTGTCCCCCGGGTATGCCGCCGCCCGCGGCAAATTGAGCCAAGCGTATGACTTCTGCAGGACCTTCAGGTAAAAATGTTTGAGCGTTTTTTAAATAATGTCGATTCAGGGTGATTTTACTGCCGCGACTCACAGGACCCTTTTTACCGGGCTTGAGATCAGCAGCCACGATCAAAATGTCCACACGACCATTGGATCTGAGATTCAACACTCGTCCCACCAAATGTTCATAGTTTTGATAGTGGGGTGTGAGATTTATAAAAGTGTTCACGCTCAGTGGCTCTTCAGGTGCGTCTCTGCCAGTGAGGTCGCTGGGTTTTACTGTGGATTCAGAAGTTGGTTTGGTGGCATTGGACAACATCTGTCTGAGTTCTTCGTTGGTGGCCAATTCCAAATAGTTGGTTTCGTAACCCAGTGCGGCCAACTTTTTTATCATACTGGCGCGGTCAGGGCCACCTTGACTGTGTACTTTATTGATCAAATCTCGGATGTCGTTCATGGTTTGATATTTATCATTTAATTGCTGCCCACTTATCAGCCAGTGCATTCACAAATTCTGGCACAGTAGTGAGTCCATTCTTTCTCATGTATTGTATAATTGTATTTGCATGTTTACGATCTGCTCCGCTGTTGGGTTTGCGGGCATTAGACAAGCCATTGTCCAATCCAATGGCAGCTTGAGACGAATCATAACTGTATTGTAAACTGTATCTCAAGCTATCAGCTTCTTTACTCAAATGATTTTTGCTCTTGGCTTTTAACAGTTCTATCCATGGCATTAAATATCCGCGAGGACGATACCTGGAAACATAACCTCGGGCAGTGTCTTGTCCAGGTAAAGCTCCAGACGTGGTGTGTCTGGTATCTAGCAATCTCCAACTCTTTTTGTCGCGGTACAAATATGTGGGAATATCTCTTTGTTTGGCAGCAATTAAACATTGTCGAGCCCAGGCATTGATTTGATCGTCAGCGTCAGGACTTACATAAATGTGTATGGCAGTTACACCATCAATGGGGATAGTGGGTTCGGGACTGAATACACGGTCTTCGGCTTCGTGGGCACGATGATGTAGTTCCCCGGGATTGCGATTCAGCCAATAGTCCACTGATCGACTACGATAGTGTTGATTGAACCAGTTGCCATCCAACACAAACATCACTGCCGAACTACCAATGATGTCGTGATATCCGCCGACCCTGGTACGTGTGGTACTTAAAAAATAGTATTGGCCCGGGGGCATGTAGTGCTGTTCTACGCTGCCCAATCCGCTGCTGAGTTCAAATACCCCGGACGTGAGAATTTGTTTTGCAGCATTGATATTGGTATAGTGGTAGGCCACTCTGCTCAGGCTTTCGTTTAATCGCAGTAAGATTTCATCCAATTGCATGCTGCTACCAACCTCGAGTGTTAATGTCAACTTCTTTTATCAATTTCAATTTGGTTGTATTAAACCAAGCAGTGGATTCCACATCCCATAAACTCATCAGTATATTGTCCCTTCCACTGCTATAAGAACCACTCAGCCTGGCTGGATATCTAATAGCATCAACTAGCTTACCCAATTCTTCCCAGGGATAACTTTGAAGTATTGAATATGAACTCTTAGAAAAATCTCTATTAAAAAGTTTTGCAATTTGTTTGGCAGCAGCATCACTGCCAATGTTTAATACTCGTGCTCCGGGTTGAACTTGATACAATTGTCCAGTGGGCGACAGCCAACCCGGCATGTTAGAATAGCACCATTCTGCCCAGGCACTGGTGTAACTGTTGTTGCCTCTGAATTCAGCAGTGCTGGTCCATAGTTTTGCTTTGGGTTTCAAATCTTCTTCTAGAGATCGTTTGGTTCGTGGAACATACAATTGGTAACGAAGTGTTCGACTTGCAGCCATTTTGTTGCCGGCCATTTCTGCTTTGGCCACAAGATTTGCTAATTCTGGTGTCATTTCTGTTGCTGAGTTTTCTATTAGAAATTCTTGTGCTTTCATTTTATTCTATCCTGGCCAACAAGCCAACCTCATTCACACGGTCAACAGTGTTGCCATAAATTTTTGAAAACTCTGTTTCAATTTCAGCTTTTAATTCTCTGCCAGTGGCTCTGGGATTAACGTCAAAGGCAAACACGTGATAGTTATTTACTTCTCCCAAATATTCTGCACCAAGTTCACCAACAATGACAGGGATATCTTCAGCATCGTCGATCTGATCATCAGCAATTGAAAAATAACCACGAACTGATAGCCTGGGTATTCTTTTCTGCAAATTCCATAACACAGTCCACATGCGTTGGCCAGCAGGAGTTTGACTGTCGCCTGACACCAATGTTCTGCGCATGATCAACAACACTA